CACCTTGGGCGACCATGGACACCGAGGCCGTCAGAAGCCCGGAGCGTGCCATTTGCCACGACAGTTGATCGGCCACGCAGCCCGCATAGATCGCAAAGCGCGGGATCTCCGGCATGGCTATCTCGATCGAGAGGCTTGGCAGCGTCCAGTTGCCTGAGCGAAACTCGTGGCTGTACGGCGCCTCAGCGCCCGTGGTGATCGGATCGCCAAAGGTGGCCTTCAGCCAATAGCCGAACGCGCGCGCATCGATCGGAACCACCACGTTGCCATCAGCGGTCAGGGCGTCCTTGATCGGCGCAAGCGGATCCCGCCCGTAGCCCAGAAGTTCCGAGTCGAGCAGCGGTTGCTCGGCGCCAAGCGTCGCGCTGGCGAAGGGTATCTTGACGTAGCCAGTCGCGGGCGATGTGCCGTAGATGGATTCGAACGCAAGCGCCATCTGCGACCGCGCCCCTTGAGCTCGTGCCATGGTGTTCTCCTCAAACTGTGGGGTGGGTCAGGCTACCGGGTCAGGCCAGTGGGTCTGACGTTGAATAATGCAGGATGATCGGGATGATTGCAGCCTTCAGGCTGGCCGCACCCTCGACAGGTAAATCCACCGGCTGTGGCGCTTCCGCCTCGATCCAGTCGCAAAGACCGCCGAGCGTGCGGTCGGCAGTGATCACCGCGCCAATCTGCCCGCAAAGTGCAGCGAAACCCGTGTCGCGGTCCGCGCCCTGAACGATGACTTCAAGCTCGCTGCGATGCTGATAATGATAGGTCAGGGGCGACAGCGTCACCGCAGGATCGCCGGGATCGCCATCGCGCAGGATCAGCAGGCCCGCAGGTGGGATGCGCTCTGGCAGGACCTCGCCGCGCAACACCGGCACGTGCGGTACCGTGCGCAACAGGTCCGCCAGGGCGGTGAGGATGGTTTCTCGGGGAGTCATCCGATCTTTCCTTCTACCCAATTCGCCACAATTGCTCCGGGTATCCTCTCTTGCGAAGCCTTCGCATCCCGCGCCAGATCAAGCCGCTTGCGCAGTTTTACCTGCCGCACCAACAGGAAGATTGGCACTGTTGCCTTTCCGCGCCCGGTTTTTGATCCTGAGGCGACGCCAAGCCCGCGATTGTTCAGCCGCCCCTCGGCCACGAGCAGGCTCGGTCCCCGCCTGCGATAGACAAACCGGAGCCTGAGCCCGCGGCGTCGTTCCCATTCGCCGGGGGTGATCCGGCCACCGCGCGCGCCCTTGCCTGCCGCTTCTGTCGGGATCGCCAACCAAAAGCCGTTCTTTGAGCGGATCAGGGGCCCGGTGTCATGTGCGCCGATGATCACGGGCGCTTTTGACCACACAAGTGCTGCGGCATCGATGCTCTCACCAACCTTCGGATAGGTCTGGCTGCGGATCGAATTGCTCAGCCGTCGTCCCAGCCCCGCTTGCGTAATCTGCCCGCGCCAGTCTGATTTAAGCTGTGCCCCGGCCGCGCGCATCGCCGCTGTGACCGCCTTTTCTCCTGCCTGAATTTCCGCTGCCATAATCGCGGCCAGATTGGGGGAGATGGTAATGTTGAGTTTCATGCAGGTCTCAAATCTATGGTCCAGACAAGCCGCTCGCGGTCGCGCACAGGCTCGCCCTGAATAAGGAAGGCATCACCATCGATCTCGATCCGGTCGCCGGGGCGCGGGTTCGGCACTTCGGCAACGCGCAGGTCAATGCGCGTGCTGTCTGACCAAAGCCTGGCGCTGCCAAACTCGGTGATCTCATCCGCGCGGCGGGTGACCAAACGGATGAGAATATGAGTACCGCCTTGGGCGACATAGACCGCGTCCCGGGCGATGTGCGGATCGCGGAAGATCCCGTCGATTGCGATAGCGAAGGCGGAGGTCATGCGGTGCCTCAGTTGCCGCTGTGCAGCCGGATCGCCATGCGTGGGCGCTTGTTGACTGGCAGGATCGAGCTTTCGGTCATCAGATCGATCCAGCGCCCCTTGGTGTCTATCATTTGGCGGGCATAGAGCGGCAGGCCGATGGTGTTGGCGGTCTCCAGAAGGTTGGCAGGCCCGCCATAGGTGGTGAAGGTATCGAAGGTGCCCAAAGGGAACGCGATGCCTTCACCTGTGGGGATCAACCGCTCGGAGGTGCCGTTCGAGAGGGTGACGGAACCATTGTATTCCTCGAAGAGAATGCCTGCGAAGGGGAAGGCCCGGCGCATGTCTTCGCGCAGCGGTTGACCGCCGGTGGCCGAGAAGAACTTGTAGGCCTCTTCGGTCTTGGGGTGACTGATCAGCTTGTCGAAGAACTCCGAGCTCACCAGAGCATGTGCGGTGGTCATGGTCTCACCCAGCAGGTTGTCTTCCATCGCGCGCAGCACGTTGCGGACTTTGCCCTGCACGTTTGTGCCAGCAGTGCCAAAGACAAAGTCGATCGAGATCTTCTCAAGGCCGAACTCGGTGAAATAGTCGTAAAGCGTGGTGCCCGCGCCGTCCTTCACGATACCGCGCAGGGCGTTCATCTCCATATATTCGCGGGTCTGGGCATGTTTGCGGCGCATGAGCGTGAGTTTGCGGTTCATCACCTCGACCAGCGGATCGGCAGCATCCGATAGGCCGAGCGCTGGCATGCCCTGAACATCAGCAGGCAGGATCACATCGTCATGCGGGATCCAGGGCAAGGCGAAAGAGCGCATTGAGCGCGCCTCGCGGTTGCCCACCGTGGCAGGTGCGCCCAGCGGGACGGACGGCAGGAGGCTCAACAACCCTTCGCGCTGCTCGATGACAATTGAGCGCTGTGTGACGCCTTCAAAGCGGAAGAGGCCGATCTGGCCAAGACGGGTGTAGAGGTTGGGCAGGATGTTGATCGCCTGCGTCATCTCGGCGAGCGAATAGCCGCCCGTGTCAAACGGGTTACGGGTGATTGTCATGGGAAACTCCGGTGGAATGAGGGGCAGGAAAGGCGGGCGGATTGATCAGGCGGTATCGCGCGGAATGATGCCCAGCGCTGCGAGCTGGCCGTGTTTGGTGGTGGTTTTGGCGGCATCATCGACGGTGGCGTCAAAGACGAGGGCGGCTTTGGAAACGATGGCGGGGCCGCGCGCGATGACAATGCCGGTACCATCTGCGCCAGAGGCATCGACTGCGTAGAGCAGCATGGCGGCCGCTGTCTGCGCGCCATCTGTGCCGCCCGAGGTCGCCAGCTTGTATTTACCACTCGCGGTGATGCGCCCCAGCACAGCACCCACGGGATAGGCGGTCCCTGCTAGCAGTGTGATGGTCTCGCGGGTAAAGTTTGGATTGAGCTCGTATTTGAGGATATCGCCCAAGCTGGGCGGCTGGGTCAGGACGGTCATGTCGGGGATCCTTGTGATCATGGTGCAAGAAAAAATCCCCCGCTAGGCAGGAGCAGCGGGGGTCTTGAGACGGCGCGTGAGTATGGCGGCTGTGGAGCTGCTCAGCGTTTCGCGCCGGAGGCCGCGGCGCGTTTGGCTGCCGCGACAATGGGGCTTTCGCTGTTTGTAGACGCCGCCGGAGCGGGGGCTGTTGCCACCACATCCCGCGCATCGGCTGTGGCTGCCGCATGCTCCAAGACCGATCGGCGCAGCGCTGCAGGCGTGGTGCCTTCCCTCAGGGCTTTTGCCGCGTCGATGGCAATGCCGAGGCGTCCCGCTTGCGCTGCGATCTCGGTGATCTCTGCCGCTTCATGGCGAAGCTGTGCGGAAAGTTCGGCCCGCAGGGATGTCTGGAGGGCGGAGGCGGGGCCAGCCTTTTGTGATCCCGAGGCTGCGGGAGGTGTGGGGGCAAAAGCAGCAGCGGGTGGCACTTCGGGATCTGTGCCGCTATTTTCGGCAATATCACTCTGCGTTTGGCTGTCTTGAGCTTCATCGGGGGTGGGTTCGGTCTGTGGCAAGGTGTTGTTGCTCATGAGAGGATCCTTTCGGGATTGGGATTGGGATTGGGATTGGGCCTTGGAGGCCACGCGGGATGGGACAGATGCGCGGATTGGGGACAAGCTTTGTCGAAAACTGGCAAACCCACGCGCAAGATCGATGACTTCGTCGGCAAGACCTGATGCCACAGCTTCGGTCCCGCGAAAGCTGGCGGCTTCGGTCGCGAGTGCGGCCTCTTGGCTCAGCCGCACGCCACGTCCCGCTGCCACTGTTTCCGCAAAGAGAAACCGCAGCACATCGATTTCGCGCTGGATGTCGTCGCGGATATCAGCGGGGAGAGGCGTGTAAGGATTAGCATCGACCTTATGGCTTCCTGCGTGGATCAGCGTGACGCGGACCCCGTCTTGATCCAGCTGACCGCTGAGATCGGCGTGCATGACTACGACACCGATGCTGCCGACGGCCCCGGTGCGGGGCAGCAGGATACGGTCGGCCTGGCTCGCCAGCGCATACCCGGCTGAGAAGGCGTGTTCTGCTACAAAAGCCCAGACGGGTTTGCTGGCGCGAATTGCACGAATGCGATCTGCGAGATCAAATACCCCCGCAACTTCACCCCCAAAACTGTCAATTTCCAACGCAAGGCCGCGCACGGAAGGATCAGTGGCCGCCGCCTCGATTTGGGCAGTGATCCCCTCATAGCTGGTCTGGCCCGAGGACTGTCCAATCCAGCCCCCGCGGTGGATCAGCACGCCGGAGATCTCGATCACGGCGATGCCATCAACGACTGGGTACAGGGCGTCACTATGCTGGCCAAAGCCCTCGGCAAGGCCACCCGCCAGAATACTGGCGCGCGCTGTTGGCATGGGGGTGCTTTCCAACGCGAAGCCTTGATCCAGCGTTTCGACTTGGCGCCCAAGGATGCGTGGCCCAAGACCGGACAAAAACGCCATGGCTTTGGAGGGCTCAACCAGCAGCGGCGTATTGAAGGCGCGCGCAGCAATGCGGGCGTGGAACATCAGGTCTGGTCCTCAGGGTTGCGCGGGCGGCCCGCGTCATCGGTTTCATCTGTCTGGTCGGTGTCGTCGTCTTCGTCCCCATCCGGGCCCGTCAAAGCCTGTACACCTTGTGCGGGCGAGCCGGGGCGGCGAAAGTCGAGGCCGAGTAATCGCTCGCGTGCGCGCTCAGCCGCGATTTCGCGGTCGACCTGTTCTGCGTCGTAGCCACGCTCAGCGATGGCTTGGCTACGCGATTTGAGGCCTGCCTCGATCTGAGCAATCTCGGCATTGGCATCCTTCAGAGGATCGACCCAGTCCCACTTGGTGGGTAGCCAGTTGGCCGCCAGCAGGCGTGACCGGTCGGCCTCATAGCCGGGAAGGTCCATTGCGCCGGACATTACGGCGGCATCCATCCAGCGCGCATAAATCGGTCGGCACAGCTGATAGACCATCACCGAGTGCTGCCAGGCCGAGACGCGGCGTCTAAATTCTATCAGCGCCAAGCGCGAGTTCGAGAAGTTCCCCTTCACCATGTCATTGGTCAGATAAGGATAAGGAATGCCCAGCGCTGAGGCGACCTGTAGCAGTGTGCGGTATTGGAACGGCTCATAGGTCGCCCCTGAATCCGCAGGCTGGCCCACGGTCACATCCTCGCCTGGATCCAAACGCACGACCTGGCCGGGGCTGATCTCCAAGCCGCCCAGCATGTCGTCATCCTCGGACGGCAACAGGGGGTTTTCTGGCGTGGGCGAGGTGACAAACATCGCATACATCGCGGCGACCTTTTTACGGTCGAGCTCGGCATCGTCGTATTGATCGAGCAAAAACAGCTTCACGATGGCAGGTGCCAGCTTTGAGACCCCGCGCAGTTGACCCGCTTCAACGGGGTCGATCACATGGATGACCTCTGAGGCGGGCACGCGGACCATTTCTCCCGCCAGCCCTGGATCGGTGCTGTCGCCGGGGTGCCGCCGGAGAAAGTGATAAGCCACACGGCGTCCAACCCGGTCGAACTCGATCCCCTGACGGATGCCATCGCCATTTCCCGCAGGTCCTGTTTGATGCAGCGGTAACATTTCTGCGGGCAGCATCTGCAGCTGCAAGGGAACTGATAATCCGTCGCTGCTGCGCCGTGGCCTGATCCGGAAGAAGACCTCACCGGCCAGAAACACCTCACGTGCCGCGCGCCGCTGCAGCCCGTAGAAATCGGTCAGACCTTCGCTGTCAGCTTCATCCGTCCAGGCCAACCAAAGGCGCTGCAGCTCTTCCTTGCGCGCGGCGTCCACAATTTGCGAGATCGGTTTGATCCCGTCGCCCACGGTATTTGCTGCCCAGCTTTCAACAGCATTGGCCGCATAGCCATTGTTGCGCACCAACCAGCGGGCGCGGGCGGTGATATCGGGCCCTGATGCCGCAATCAGCGCATTCACATGAGCGCGCGTCGCCTGGAACCCGCGCAGACGGCGGTGATGCTGGCCAGCATCAAAGCCACCGACAAAAGCCCCGAGGCGCTGCCGCCAGTTCATCACAGGTCCTTTACGGCATGGGGGCGAGAAATCCGCCCAGCGCCGCGCTCGGCCTTTGCAATGCGCCGTTCGATATCGAAGACGGCAGCCGCCAATTCAGCATCGGTGCCATAGGTCAGAGTTTTGCCATCATAGCTCACAGAGCGCGTGCCGCTGTACCGCGCCGCCAGCAACGCGCTGTGGCGGGATTTGAGATCATCAAGGGTCATAGGTCATTCCATGTATTTTGGCGTGCTTACCCGCCAACCGCGCTTGCGGGGGGCGGCAATCCTTCCGGCTTGAGGCTCGGACGGTGTGTCAGTGTCGGCTTTGTCGGCCGCCGCGATCGTCTCAACTCCGGCCTGTTTCTCGAGCTGCCGCCACATCCGTTCATCGAAGCGGTCAGCACCGAGGATCCAGACAGCGGCCCGAGCGTACACCCGGGTGTCCAGCGCCTCGTTGCGTTCGCGCATCTTTTGCCATTCTTGGCGCGCGTAGCCTCGCTTGTTACGGATCGTGACGAGCTGCTCGGCCACCAGCTGCTTTAGCCATTCGCTGTCAGCCCAGTCTGGCAGGTGGATCGTGCCTGCTGGATTTGAAACGCCACTGGCGCGGTCTTCATCATTGGGCCGCTCCAGCCGCAGATAGCGATAGGTCTCCGCCTTGAAAGTGGCGGTGGCCACTGTCCAAAGCCGCGCGCCCCGCTTGAGCTTTCGACCGTTTACGGTCGCATCAACGAAGGTCGGGCCAGAGACCGGCGTGGCCCGGTTGAACCCCTCCAAGCCCTTGACAGGGGCCACTTGCGCAATGCCCTGCTTGCGAGACCATGCGTAGACGGCAGCCGTCTCATACCCTGTGTCAATGGCCAGCTTCGCCAGGGGCATGACAGCGCCGTGTTCATGCACCCATGTTTGATCCAGCAAAGCTGTCAGCTTGTCCCAGCACGCAGGATCATCTGGCCCGCCAGGAATGACGATGTGATCCACGAGCCAGCTTTCCAAACCACGGCCCCACGCCCAGACATCGACTTCGATGCGGTCTTTCTGCACGTCAGCCCCTGCGGTCAGGAACAGGCCGCGTGCAGGGATCTGCGCCACAAACGTCTCACGGCGATCCGCGAGGCGCTGCCATTCCGGCGCATCGCCACTCTCGACCCACGTTTCGCCCAGCAGCGTGTTGCGCGCCGCGCGCAGCATTTCGTCCGAGCCTTGGGCCGCCAGCCAGTCGCGCGCGATCTGCTCCCAGCTTTTCCAGCCAATCGGCGAATAAAGCGCCGAGAGGTGAAAGCCGATCGCGTTTGGGTTGGCGGAAACCGCCGTGGCGCGCCATTCACCGCGTGCGAGCATTTCGGTCTTGTGATGCTCGGCGATAGGCTTCTCGCAGCCTGCGCAATGATACATGGCAGTTTCTGGCTGCCGCTTGTCCCAGCGCAGCCGCTCGAACTGCAGCCATTGCCGGTGGTCACAATGTGGGCAGGGCACAAAATACCGCCGCTGATCAGAGGCCTCAAACTCGCGCTCGATCCGGCTCAGCCCCCGGATGGTCGGGGTCGAGACCATGAACACCTTGCGGCGATGCGCAAAGGTCGTCGTGCGAGCCTCGGCCAGCGTGACCGGATCGCCTTCCTCGTCTGCGGAGGCCGGATAGGCGTCAACCTCATCCAGAAATACATACCGCGCGGGCATCGAGCGCAGGCCAGTGGCCGAGTTTGCCCCGGTCAACACCAGGATGCCGCCGGGGAACTCCTTGGACAGCATTGAGTTGCCCGCATCCCGCGAGCGGGCCGGGCTCACCTTTTCCCGCAGCGCCGGGCTGTCCTCGATCAGCGGATCAATCCGACCCCGCGAGGTACGTTTTGCCATCTCCAGCGTCGGCAGCACCGCCAGCATCGGGCCTGGCGCGTGGTGAATAACAAAGCCAATCCAGTTATTACCTGCTTCTGTGGCCCCAACCTGAGCGGCTTTCATGAAGCTGATCCGCTGCGCCGGGTGGCGCGGTGACAGCGCATCCATGATCTCGCGCAGATAGGGCGTGCGCGCGGTGCGATATTGCCCGGGTTCCGCGCTGGCGCGGGACGACAGCTTGCGATGCGCATCGGCCCATTCCGAGACTGTCAGATCCGGATCGGGCCGCATCCCCTGACGCCATATGCGCAGGATATCCTCGGCGCCGTCAAAGCCGAGGTCGAGCCCCTCGGTCAGGTCGCCGTCGTTCAGGCTGTGATCATGATCACCCTCATGCAAGCGAGACCCTGAGGTCTGCGAGGGCGGTGAGCTGCTCTCGGACATGGGTTTCCAGCACCCTTTGCAGGATCGCAGTTTTAATCGTTACGGGTGCTCCCGATGCTTTCTCCATCTCTGCGGATATTTGTGCGGCCATGAGGGCTGCCACGCGGGTGGGCCAGGTGACCCAGACATCGCGTTCTTGGCGGGCCAGGCGGAACACCAGCGCCTCCGCCCGGGCGCGATCGACCAGCGTTCCCTTTTTCTTTTGCAGCGATAGCTGGCGTTCCTGCGCTTGGTAGACCGTCAGGGCCGTGCGCGCTTTTAGATAGGACGTGCTGTCGCCTGGGCCGGAGATGCTGCCGCTATCACCGTTGTTGCTGTTACCCCCACCAAATCCACCCCGTGCGCGCATCTGTTGGTCGGGATCGGTCATGGCCCCGCGCCGCGCATTTGAAGCGGCTGCATTGATCGAGCCGTCTGCAAACAGAACCAGTCTCCCGGTTTTACGTGCTTTTTGCACGGCCCCGCGCGAGAGCCTGGAATGGTCGGCATAGGCGCGTTCAGACATACCTTCCATGGCGCTGTGAATATCCTTAAAATATTGGAAATAAATGAGAATAACGATCTTATTCAGTTGATTGCACTCCCACATAGAGCGACTCTGGGTGCAGGAAAACGATGCAACTCAGCCCCGGAGACAACGCCATGACCACGAAGACCACCACCCTCGCCAAAGCCCCCAGCGAAGCCCTGCTGCTGGAGATCGCAGCGAAGCATTTCCACACCGTCGAGACGCTGGAAACCCGCAACCGCGACCGCCTCGACTTCCATGATGTCGCCGTCTGGTCCATCCGCGCGGCGCTCGAGGAGGCTTTTGAGGCTGGACGCCGCGCCGCTTGAATCCCCGCACGCCCACACCCCACTCCTGAAAGGACACGCACATGGCCATCGCCACCACTTCTGACACGACACGCATTTTCATCGACCGCAGCCGCTTCACTCAGGCCATGACCGTGCCCGCGCTGCAGGGCCATTTCAACGACATCAGCCTGAACGCTGAGGTCTTCGAGATGGCGGGCCGGATCGGGATCGACTGCCTGACGATCGAGCTGGCCGATGTTGTCTCCGTCCTAAAACAGCACGGGTTCATTTGAGCCCGCGCAAACACCGCAACAAGGAGACAGTCATGAGCACGCGCGCGCAGATCGCCATCGAGATCGGACCCGGAGAATGGGCCCACATTTATTGTCACTTTGACGGCTACCCTGCCCATATGCTCCCAGCGCTGGCCCGCTGGGCGCCCGAGGACATCCTCGCGGCGAAGGAAATCCGGCAAGTGCGCGCGGACGCGCTGGACTGCTTTGATCCGCCCCGCGACCCAGTGATCCTGCAGCGCCCGACCTGTCAGCTCTGCCACCTCTACGTCTGGCGGGACGGGGGATGGATTGAACTCAACCCTGAAGCCCACGCCCCCGAAGACCACGGAGCCACCACTATGACCACGCACCCCATTCTACCCAGCCGCAACGAGGATTACGGGTTCTTCCGGGCCCTGACTGTTTGCCCGCATCGCGACCGCCGCAGCGCGGAGGTCTGGACGCTCGCCTCGCGCCTGATCGCTGATGCCATTGGCGCCGACAGCGAGGACGAGATGATCGGCATCCGTGATTTCCTCGACAGCCGCATGGGTCGCCACTTCGCCGACGATGTGGTCGGCAACATGACTGGCTGCAACATCGATACCGAGACTGCGATCGCATCCGCGATCCGCCGCTGGCAGGACTGGCGTATCAGCCGCAAGATCGAGCGCTGCGACGGGATCCCCGCAGGGCTGCCCTACTTGACGGGTTGGGTGCAGCATTTCGCCATCGCCTCAGCCATGGCCGAAAGCGACTGACCCAGAACCCGACCCGGACATGCCCATGACGACAGGAGGCCCAGATGCCGAAACTCACCGATACCCAGACCATCATCCTCAGCCGCGCCGCAACGCGCCCTGAAAAACTAGCCATGCCGCTGCCCAAGGGGTTGCATGGGGCGGCCGCACAAAAGGCGGTGACCGCGATGATCACACGCGGCTGGCTCGAAGATGTCGAGGCCAACCTTCAGCGCGGCGAGCCGCTTTGGCGCGAAACAGGCGATGGCCACGGCACCACGCTGGTTGCGACAGAAGCTGGCCTTGCCGCGATCGGGATAGAGCCGGTGGTGGCGACCACCATGAACAATCTGCGCAAGTCCAGACTGGACCTGGCCTCTGCGCCGAAGGATGAAGCCGAAGCGTTGACTGATCCTGTCACGCCCAAGCCGATCGCTATCCGCGCTGGCACAAAGCAGGCGAAGATCATCGCGCTCATTCAGCGGTCCGAAGGCGTCTCGATCAGCGAAATCGTTGAGGTGACCGGCTGGGCTGCACATTCTGCCAGAGGCATGATCTCGAGCGGGTTGAAGAAGAAGCTTGGACTGCCGATCATCTCCGAAAAGGTTGATCAGCGGGGCACCGTGTATAAACTTGATGTGGCCTGACCTCGGCCATTACCTCAAACGCGCGAACAACCTGCGCAGCGCGTAGCTGCGCAGCAGGGATATCCCCATAAAAACTGCGCCCAGCGCCAGATTGTCACCAAGGCTCGTGTGCAAGCCGAACCATGGGAACACGATGATCTGCGTCGCGAGCGCCAGGGCATAGCCCACCACCACATTGGTGAAAGCCTCAATTAGTGATAGGCGGCGAGACTGCATCACGCGGTCAGCCGTTGCGATTTGAGTGTCCCGAAGGTCTCTCCACTTTCAGCCAAAACAGCTTCTTTGCCGGTAAAGGCCTGCCAGCGCTCGATGGCTACATCGACATAGGTCGGGTTCAATTCAATCCCGTAGCAGACCCGGCCCGTGGTTTCCGCCGCGATCAGCGTGGTGCCGGATCCCATGAACGGCTCGTACACGGCCTGACCGGGGCTTGAGTTGTTCAGGATTGGGCGGCGCATGCACTCGACTGGCTTTTGTGTGCCATGGACTGTGTCGGCATCCTGATCCTTGTTTGCGATCTGCCATAGCGTGGTCTGCTTGCGGTCCCCGGCCCAATGGCCTTTGCCGGTCTTCTTCACCGCATACCAGCAGGGCTCATGCTGCCAGTGATAGTCGCCCCGGCTGAGCACCAGCCGGTCCTTGGCCCAGATGATCTGCGACCGTACGTTGAAGCCAGCCGCCATGAGGCTCTCGGCCACCTCTGCCGCATGCAGCGCGCTGTGCCAAACGTAGGCGACATCGCCCGGGAACAGCGCCCAAGCCTCGCGCCAATCGGCCCGATCATCATTCAGCACTTTACCAGTGCGTTTGGTTTTGGCAGCGCCCGCCTGGTTGCGCCAGCTGGGATCGTACTCCACGCCATAAGGCGGGTCTGTCACCATCAGCTGCGGCTTTACATTTTCCAACAGCTGCCCGACCACATCGGCCGTCGTGCTATCACCGCAGATCAGTCGGTGCGGCCCGAGCTGCCAAAGGTCACCCGCGACCGACACCGGTGTCGCCGGTGGCTCGGGGATATCATCCTCGCCCTCGACCGCACCGCCTTCCACCTGATCCGGATCGCGCAGCAGGGCTTCCAGATCCTCATCAACGATCCCCAGAAGCCCGAGGTCATAATCCACGGCCAGAAGCAGCGCGATCTCGTCGCGCAGTATTGGATCATCCCATTCGCTCAGCTCGGTCAATTTATTGTCGGCGATCCGGTAAGCCCTGCGGTCATCCTCGTCGAGGTGGCTAAGCCGGATCACCGGCACATCCTTCAGCCCCAGCATGATGGCCGCCAGCACCCGGCCATGCCCGGCGATCAGCTCGCCGTCGTCGGCCACCATGCAGGGAACGGTCCAGCCGAACTTGGCCATGCTCACGGCGATCTTGGCGACCTGGTCTGTGCCGTGGATTTTGGCATTGCGAGCATAGGGCCGCAGCCGGTCAATCGGCCACGTCTCAATCTGGCGCGGTGCGAAGACGAGGTCCATAGGGGGTGTGCTCATTTGGGGCAGGGCGGACAAGCAAAGCGCGCGGCCAAGAGTGGCAGCGACAGAGTTGGCATCCGCGATGTGGGGGAAAACAAAAAACGCCCGCGAGGGTTATCCTCCGGGCGCAATTTTTCAATGATGTATAGGTAGGTCAAGGGGGCTAGAAATGTCAACACAAAATGTGAATCGGAGTCACATGTATCCTGGCTGGCTTCCAATGTGGCTTTTGGCCAAGGTGGATTCCTCAAATTGGCTAAACTGGCTAAAGTGGATTCCAAAAAGAATCCACTTTAGCCAGAAAGGTGATCGCTTAAGTCCCTGATCCTGTATAATAATTCTGGCAAAACTGGCCAAGGTGGATTCCAAGTGGATTCCCCGGTGAAAAAGCCACGCGCTAGCCAAATGGCGCGCTGCGCCCCCCCGTATACGGATAGGGCCGGGGAGGAACCAGGCCACGGGGGGGGCTCAAGGCGGAACTTTACTCGAGATCAGCTGAAGCTTACGGTGTTCGTAGATCAGTAGTGATATCTAAGCTGGGCTATTTCCAAGCTCTGAGTTTCCCCTTTACCGCTCACACGGTATACGAAACGGTGTTCATCCGTAATCCGTCGCGACCACCATCCACTGAGATCGCCTTTGAGAGGCTCAGGTTTTCCTATCCCGTCGAAAGGCATCCTCCGAGCCGTCTTTATAAGTTCGTTGAGACGAGCTAGGCCCTTCTCGTTGCCTGCAGACTGCCACCAGAGATAATCTTCCCAAGAGTTATCTGAAAACACGAGTTTCAAGGATCAATTTCACGTTCGCTGCCTTGGCCAGCAGTGAGCTGGGCGATCGACGAATGCAGGCGTTGCACGTTCTTGGGGCTTTTTTGTAGATGTAGTGTTTCTTGGATAGCGTTGTACTCATCAAGCGATATCATCACAACCGCCTCGCGGTTTTTGCGCGTCACCACAACCTCGACGTGGTCGTGGATTACACGGTCCATTACGTCTTTCAACGAAGCGCGCGCATCAGTATAAGTCATGACGTCCATGTTAGGCTCCTAGCTAGACCTCTCTTATGCACAATATTCTGTACAAGTCAAGCTGTGCGATGATGAGGGTGCAACGCGCTGGATGAAACCCTCGTAAGTGCGAGAAGGCGTTGTCACGGATCAAAAAGGGGTTTGCCATCCCGTAGCTTTTGTAGATGCCAAGACCGGGGTTGTGGGTTGGATAGATCGCTCACTTCGCCAACGCACGCAGAACTTTACGATCGTCATGCATGATGTCCTTGGCAAGCGGCATTTGCAGTGCGAATTCCGGATTGTAAGGGGTCAGGCGATAGCCGCCACCTGCTGCCTCGGTGAGATAGAGCAGATCTCCTTTCTTGATCTTCAGGTGCGCCATGACCTCTTCGGTGAGGATTACCCCCGAAGAAGCCCCAACTGTGGTTACTTTGAGCGTATGAATGCAGACCTCCGTCTGATATAATTGTGATTAAATAGGATGGATTGTGGCCCACCGCAACGCATGCAGATAAGCACTATGACTGTGATTGAATGAATGCTTCAGCAACATGCTGCACGCGCGATACGGTAACAACAACAGGCTGCGACCAGTTCATTGCGTGTGAGTCATGCAGTGCTCCACGGCCTCACCTTTGGCATCGTTCTCGTCACCTCGACTTCCCGCAACATCCCCCCATCCACAAGTCCCTCGCGAACCCAGCCCAGTGCTTGCCACCATTCGTCATAAGATTTGCGGGCAGAGTCAATCTGCTGGGGATGAGGGCTGAATGTGACGGGGCAGGCACGGACTTCTACTGTTCGCCATTTGCCTTTGATTAGGGTCTTTGCCGTGCCGACCACGACGCTGACAGCCCGGTCGCCCTGGCGGTTGCGTTTCATGTCGATCGGCACGCAGCGGGGGATGGCGCCGGGCATCCAGTTGGGCGTTATCCCGGCGCGCGCCAACTCGGCCACACTGATCGCCATGCGGATACCGCCGAGACTGTCAGGCAATCCCGCGACGGTGGCGGCGATCACTTCGGCATCGGCATGGGTATAGCTTCCCATCTTGTGCTGGCCGCCATCAACCTTGCAGCCCAGTGCAGCGCGTTGCATCAGGACATATTCCAGCCCAAAGCCATAGCCTTCCTCAATGATATCCTTTGGTGGGGGCAGTTCCAGCTGCGCTTGTTCAGTTCGAAAAGCCCATTCTAGTAATGCCTGCACGCCCAGCGCGCGTTTCACACGTCCGCCGCCTGTGCGGACGATTCGTCCCTGCATGCTCATGGCTGCAATCCTTCAAAGAGGTTCATCTGCGCTGGTCCCTCCGGCCCCTTGCTTGGCCGCCAGATCCACGGGCCCGAGGCCATGGGCAGCTGCAAGAGAGCGCCACGCATGTGCTGCTGCCAGTGGGTGAACTCCATTGCCGAGCAGGCGCAGAGCGCGTGCCCGATGGGCCAGCCCATCAGCCATCCGACGAAGAGCGGGTTCAGCCGGCGCCTTGCCCGGGCTTTCAGGATCCGACGACATGCGACGCGCCCATGCGAGGCAATCATGGAAGCCCACAGCGGGCGCGAGATCGGGGCGTGAATTGAGGATTGCCGCCCATGCTGCGTGATCACCGGGTCCGGGCGGGTGAAGCCCTGTTCCGCCCGGTAATGCAGGATATCCATCCGGCTCTTGCCATCCGCCCGCGTCACGCTGGCCGGGCTGCTGCCCTTCCAGTTCTGCGCCGCTGGGGTTGGCCACTGGATCGCCTGCGCACTCAGTTTCGGCTCGCCCCTGCTGTTGATCTTGCCGCGCAGCCGGTCGACCTGATCGTCCGCGACTGGCGTTTGCCACTGTGCCGCCTGCGCTGGCAGGGGTGGGGTGCCGCCCGAGCCATAGCTCTGACCCGGCCCACCCTTCGCGCCATCTGTCGCCTTGGGCGTCGACCAGTTGGTGATGCTCAGCGCCAGTGCCTCGGCCTTGCGGGTGAAGTCGCTGTTGCCCGCTGGGTTGTAGGTGGCCGTGCCGGGATGCAGGCTCATCGGTGTGGGCCAGGATGAAGATCCGCATCCGCTGGTGCGGCGCGCCGACTTCTGCCGCGCTGAACAGGCCCGCCGCAGGCGTGTAGCCCATGTCCCAAAGCTCTCGCAGGACGGCTTCAAGACCGAGGCTGACGTGCCCGGCAACGTTCTCAACGAAGACCCATTCGGGAGCGCATTCTCCAACAACCCGGGCGACGTCGGGCCAGAGGTGGCGTGGATCGTCGGCACCGCCGCGCTTTCCAGCTGCGCTGAACGGTTGGCAGGGATATCCGGCCAGCACTGTGTCGAAGGCACCGCGGAAGGGCCGTGCGTCGAAGCTGCGCAGGTCGTCCCAGATTGGGGCCGGGGCGAAGTACCCAGTTCGCTGGGTGGCGGCGAGGACGGCGCGGGGCCAATCCTCCCACTCGACAAAGGCGTGGGTGTGATAGCCAGGCTCGGCGAGCATGAGGCCCATATCCAAGCCTCCGCCGCCTGCGCAGAGGGACAATCCGTGCCGGGGACGTGACACCAGGCCATTCACCGCACTCCCCGCTGACGCAGCCTGTCCGCCGTCACCAGCTTGCGGGCCAGCATTGCCTCGCACATGGCGTTGCTGATCATGCTGGCTGGCAGATATTCGTTGGAGTTGACCTTGACCGCATAGAACGCCGCCAGCTCATCCGCGCTGGGCGGTGGCTTCCCTTGGACCTTGCGGCTGCGCTTGGCTTTCAGGGCGCTGCTGCTTGCATTTGCTGCGGCTTGGGCATCGTGCTGGGCTGCGTGTTCCATGAACCGGTCGAGGGCCTTGGGCCCATCGGGCGGGTTCGGATGATCGCGCCGGGTCTCGGTGGCGACCTCGATGATCCGATCCTCAGACAACCCGAGGTCGTCGATCCAACGGCGAACGTGCAACCGTGCAGGCCCGCCCTGCCACCAGGCCGGGAGGCTGGCATTGGCGGCAAAGCCCAACGCGCCGAGCAGCTCTGCGAAGAAATTCTCAAAATCGGAATCTCGCGCCTGCGCGTCCTCCTCCTCCTTTACTGGTTTACTTAAAGGTTCCCTTACAAGGTTAGTCTCCGGATTCCGGAGATGGCTTTGGGCAAAATCCGGAGATGGCTTTGCCGAAAATCCGGAGATGGCTCCATGTCCGGATTCCGGAGATGGATCACCGTCCTGTTCTTCCTCCGTTCCGGCAAAGCCGTCTCCGGTTTCCGGATTTGGTTCTTGTGGAAAGCCGTCCTCAAACCCCAAGATGTAGCGTGTCGCTTGGCGCTTGTGAGTGCGCGGATCATGGACGCGGACGCGGTGGATGAGGCGCAGCTTTTCCAACTTGGCGAGGTGTTCGTTTAACGCCGAGATCGACATTTCGGCATCATCGGCAAGCCTGGCCTGCGTTGGAAAACAGCCGAAATCTGGGTTGTGCCGGTCGCACAGAAACCAGAGCACGATCTTGGTGGCAGGCTTCAACCCGCGTTGCTGGATGGCCCAGACAGTCGCTTTGTGGCTCATGACTGGGCCTTCCGCACCAAGGTGGCGTCAGCGCGCTGAAACGTGCCGTGACTGACCACGCGCGTGGTGAACCCATGATCGGCAAGTGCGCCCAGCGCATCGTCGAGACTGCGCACCAGTGCCCAGCCAAAGCCTTGCGCCATGGCGGCATTGCGGAATTCTATCTGCGTGGGGCTCAGCCGCCCCTTGAGGGATTTGAGCTCCAGGAAGAGCACACGGCCCTCGCAAAGCACGATCAGGTCCGCAAAACCTGCATGCACCCCCATCCCCACAAGGATAGCCTGGCGTTTCGCCCCACGTGGACCTGCCCCGGTTACCTCGTTGACGCAGTGATGAATAATTGCCCCCTTTGGGAGGGCAAAGCGAAGAGCGACCACAACAGCGCGTTGCAGATCGGCTTCTGGTGTTCCGCGCCGCTTCATCCTCGGTTCTCCCCATCGCGAGACCGGCGATCATCACGTCCGGGTGATTTAGCGTCGAGGATGACCAGCAAGATGCGCGCATCCTCGCATTCCTCTGGCGTCTCGCCGTGCTGGACCAGAACCTTACAGGCCATGCGCAGCAGGTGATCGGAATGATGGACGACATCGGCGACGACCATGCGGGCCTCGCGCCGCCGCTCGTCGATCCAGTCCTGGCGGACCGCGTCACGGTCAGCCCGCGCATTCCGATTGCGGAAGGGCAGGGAGATGCTCATCGACGGCTCCTCCGTGGACGGGGCGCGCGGCTTTGCTCACGGTTCAGCAGCCACTGCTCGACGCTGCTGCGGTGATAGAAGACCTTGCGCCCAATGCGCATGCAGGGCGGTCCCTCGCGCCTCGCCTCCCAGCGCGACAGCGTGTCGGGCGTCAGCATAAGGTCTTCGGCCAGATGCTCGCGGCTGATCCAGTCCGAGAGCAGGCTCAAAGGCTCGGCGGTCGGTTCAAGTGTCATCGTCTCTGACATGGGTGATCTCCTCTGTTCGCGCCCGAGACAGTCGGGCTGGGGAGATCACAGCAGAGGCCGAGGGGTGGAAACGAGGCGGAAGGTGGAATTGGGGGCGCAGACGAATTCCACCCCATATTTTATTGGGCATTTTTGGTTTTGTGTGCGCCAGCCGTTCGGTTTTGAAGGCAGATTCCGGAATTTTCCGGGGCAATTCCACCCCCGCAGAATGGACACTTCAGCGCGGGTCCATGAATGGCTGCTTTGGTTCAGCGTTCAGCGGGGCGCACGGGATGGGCTAGGTGCGGAACGGCATGGGAACGCGTTCCATTCGGACGAGGCCGCGTTTTTATGGAAATGAGGGGAAATCACTGCGCCGGTGTTCAGAAACCAGCTCGCGCAATTCATCCGGAGCGACGACTTCAACCGTGTCGCCCCATTTGTAAAGATGCCAGGCCATCTCCAACCAACCGCCCGCCTCAAAGCTGACAATCAGACCGCCATCTTGGTCATCCTGCATTATCTGATTGGGATGAAACACATAGTCCCGGGCGACGGGTGCCGCACGTTTGTTAAAGCGCCAGATCACGGTGCCAAACTCGGTTTCTGAATCAAACGACCCAAATGTGCGCGCGGCATGTGCGTGAAGGTCAAATTCCTGATCCCGTGCAAAGCTCTCGTTCAGGCGCCGGGCCTTAAGGATGCGATCAATCTGCAAGTGCCGGGTGCGTTTGTCCGCATCGGGCACGCGGCAAACGAGATAACAGCGCAGACCGAACAGAACCCCGTATGGCTCAACAGTGCGCATGCAGGGGGCATCATCCTGCTCACCCAGATAGGTGATTTCCAGTTTGAACGGCCCCTTGAGTGCCAGATCGATCACCTCAAGGATTTCGGGATCATAGGCAGAATGAGGGCCGGGGCGACAGGTGTGTCCCCGCGCTTGCAATGTGGCCTCCGCGTCAGCCTCAGCGCGCAGAACCTCGCCCACGGGATGAAGCGCTATCACGCGATTGCGTAAAGTTTCCAGTGCCCTCGCCTCGGTCGCGGCCCCTTCCCGCAGAGCCCGGCGTATGCCCATTTCCAGCGCGGAGAGTTCGTCATCCTGGATGCCCTGCAAGCGCAATTGGCGCGTATCCCCTGCAAATGACCACCACTTCCGGCGGTCGGTCAAATCGATGCGCACGTTCACCGCCGGGAAGACAGTCTCCAGCGCACGTGCCATGCGCTGCGCGCTGCGGTGGTTTACGTTGAAGGTGGCCTGAATATCCATGAGGCTGACGCCCTTTGGACGCAGGGCTGCCATGTCGGCGAGTCGCATCAGCTCCAGTGTTTTTGAAAAGGGAACATAGGTCATGAATGGGGGTGCCATAGTTTTACGCCCTCACTAGTGCATTTGGCGCAGGTTTCCGCAAGCTGTCAGAACCGGCTGGAGCGATTCTTGCGCTCCCCTGGCACATAGCTTTCGCAAATCATCTCCGCGTGCTGTCAGCACGCGATCTGGAACGCATCGCCCGCGCCCAGCGCGGGCAATGGCGAAGTATGTGCGGCTGGCAGGATGGTGGCGGAAACAAAGGAGAATGATAATGACAACCTCACCAAGCGCGTTCTTTTCGATCATGGAATTGGCAATCCGCTGGGAACGCCCTTTGCACAGGGTGGTGGATGCGGCCATCCTTGGGCAGCTGCGCGTTATTGTTGGGATTTCGCCGGTCAATTGCGGGCATCACCGCATCGGGGGTCTCGTCAAGGTCAATGTCGCGGATATGATGCCCATGTTTCGTCGGATTGGTCCCAGCGAAGACGCAGCCACGCTACGCCGTCTTGCCCCGTATGAGGGAGGAGATTGGATATTCATTACCGATCCGGCTGAAGGGATCGTTATCCGCAGCGCTGATCTCTTGGTGCCGGCACAGGATGTTCAGCGCTATGAAGATGAACACGACATTTTGCGCAGAAGCGCCCACTCGGCCGGGGCAACGCCGCGGTATGATTGGGATGCCATGTACGCGTGGCTCTTCAAGCGCATCAATGATGAAGGGGTGCCAGAAACTCAGGCAGCTTTCGTGGGTGATGTGCAGGACTGGTTCATCCGCAACTCGAAGTCCGGCAAGGTTCCGGATGACAGCACGATCCGAAAGCGCATCCTGCTGATCTGGCGGCTCTTGCGCGGGGGGAAGTAACGCCCAGCGCTTAGGCTGAGCGATTGTCCTTGTCGGCATCATGGACAAGCTGGGGGCGTGGCCGGAAAATATTGGCCACGCTGTCCACGCCTGCGCGCAGCGGCGATTCCATCAAATGGGCATAACGCTGTGTTGTTTGCATCTGGCTGTGGCCAAGCAGCCGCCCGATGACTTCGAGTGAGGCGCCACCGCTGACCAGGAGCGACGCGAAGGTATGGCGCAGATCGTGGATGCGCACATCTGGCAGATCGGCCTCCTGCCGGATTTTGAGCCAGAAGCGGCGGACTTCCCGCACGGGCTTACCGACGGCATAGCCGGGAAAGAGCCATACATTTCCTTTCGGTACCACCAGCTTGCGCTGGCGCACTATGGCCACCACGTCTTGCGATATCGGCACACGGTGGATCTTGCGCTGCTTGGTGGTCGATGCGGGTTTTGACCAAATGGCGTAGTCGAGATTGAACTGCTCAAACCGCGCCGTGCGCACCTCGCCGACGCGCGCGCCGGTCAACATACACAGGCGCATGATTGAAGCGCCCCGTTGATCTGCCGCGTTGTCGAGTGCTGCGGCAAGCCGGACCAACTCCTCGGGGCTCAGGAAACGCTCGCGGGCATGCTCAAGCCGCCGGTGAAAGCCCTGCGCGGGATTGTCTGCGCGCCACTCCCACTCCACGGCCAACGTGAACATCTTGCGCAGCACCTCGCCCACGCGGTTGGCGCGCACCGGCGTCGGCTTGTGGCCCTGAAGCTTGCGCGCGCGGTTTTTGGGCTTTTGCTTGCAAGGGCGCGGTCGGCCCTCGGCCACAAAATCCAGAAACTTCGCAACATCAGATTTGGTGATGTCGGTGACCAGCCGGTCACCCCATGCAG